TACTATTTCAACACCAATGATGGTGCTGGCGAGTATGAAGAAGCACCTTTGGCTGCTGGTGTTGTTGAAGATGAGGATTGTGAGAGCTGTAAGATATGAGATACTTTTATTATATGACAACTGGTGGCGAAGATGGTCCAGAAACGTATGAATGGAATGAAGGAATTGCTCCGTGATTGGAACTAAGGTTCTTGAAGGTAGACTAGCCAGATGTGTTCGTCCAATGCAAAGCGAATACATCACTGTTGGTGAAGTTGTTAGCCGCTATCATGTTTATTCTATGACTAGAAAAGAATTTATTAGTGTATGTTATAAAACAGCGAATGGTTTCATTAACCCTGATAGAATCTCAGTAGTATATGATAAGTTGATGGAAGAAGCGGGATTACCACCGTTGGAGAATATGTGATGATGAAACTTGCTTGGTTATGTTATCTACACGATGAAGATGGTCTGTTGCCAGTGATTCGTTTTGAAGAACCAGAGCGTTGGATATATCGCAAGGTTGTTCCTATCGTCTATGCTGTGTTGGAGAGTAATGATGATAACTGAAATCAAATGCATTGAGTGTGAGGAAGTTGCAACATGGATACGCCATACGCAATTTGCTGGCTCTCACCCTTTCTGCGAACATCATGCTAAGTTACAGACTGACTTCTATAATAGTGATAGCTATTTGGACTGGGAAGAGTTGACTGATGAAAGAGATGAATAAAAACGATAGAATCTATCATGATATGATAACCATGATTGATCCAAAATATAATGATAAATGGTTCGTTCATAGAGTGATTAGGTTTCTTCGTGATTACCCTGAAAGAGCGCCAGACTATATAGATTTTGTCGGCGATGATTGGGAAACAAGGAAGTTAGATGAGTGAACACTTCACATCGTTTATGTTTATCTACTGGGATTGTCCCAGATATATTTGTATCAATAACTGGTCTGAAAGTCAGGCAAGAAACTATTTGTTAGGAACTAAATGAGCTACAGCGTATTTGATTCAAATAACAAGAAAGATGCAACACAGGTAAGAGCGTTCTTTGATGATGCTCCTACTATTGCAAGATATGATAGACAGAAATATGCTTGGATCGAGAAGCTCACAGACAAGCAGCTCGGATTCTTCTGGCGTCCCGAAGAGGTCGATATATATAAGGATGCTAAAGACTTTAAGGATCTAACTGTCCATGAACAACATATTTTTACCTCAAATCTTAAGCGACAAATTCTCCTTGACTCAGTACAAGGTAGAGCACCAACAATGGCATTTGGACCTATTTGTTCATTACCTGAACTCGAAACATGGATCACAACTTGGGCATTCTCAGAGACCATCCACTCACGCAGCTATACGCACATCATACGAAACATTTATCCAAACCCATCCAAGATATTCGATGAGATAATGGACATTCCTGAGATCGTTGAATGCGCAGGTGATATTAGTAAGTATTATGATTATTTGATTGCTTATAACAATGCATATGCTGATGGTTCATATCATACATTTATGGGCAGTGATATGACTGAAAATAGCATGTTATATGATATGCATCATAAAGAACACAAGAAGGCTCTTTGGCTTGCATTGATGTCTGTTAACATACTTGAAGGAGTTAGATTCTATGTATCTTTTGCATGCAGTTGGGCTTTCGCAGAAGTTAAAAGAATGGAGGGAAATGCCAAGATCATCAAGCTTATTGCCCGTGACGAGAACCTTCATCTTGCTGGAACACAACAGTTACTCAAGGCGCTTCAGAAAGAAGATGAGGACTTTGCCACAATTGCTCAAGAAACGAAAGATGAATGCATCCAACTTTTCGTTGGTGCTGTTAACCAAGAGAAAGCTTGGGCGAGTTATCTATTCAGAGACGGGTCGATGGTTGGTTTGAATGAGGCTCTGCTGAACGAATATATAGAGTGGATTGCAAATAAGCGTATGACTGCAGTCGGTCTACCAACACCTTATAAAGGTGGAAGCAATCCACTGCCATGGACGCAAAAGTGGATCAGTGGCAGCGAGGTACAGGTTGCCCCACAAGAGACAGAGATTACTAGCTATATTAATGGTGGCGTGAAGAAGGACGTTAATGAGAACACTTTTAAGGGTTTCAGTCTATGATTTCATTCATCATACCATGCTACAACGAGCAAGACTATATTAAAGAATGCATTCAATCTATCAAGCGTGAAGCTAAATGGATTCCACACGAGATTATTGTGGTTGATAATAACTGTACTGATAACACAGTGTATATTGCTATACAAGAAGGTGCGATTGTTGTCACTGAGAAGCAAAAGGGTGTGGTATTTGCACGTCAATCTGGGTATGAACACGCTAAATATAGTCTGATTGCAAATATCGATGCAGACTCCAGATTATTTCCAGGCTGGATCTGGATAGCAATGAAGCACATATCACAACCAGATGTTGTAGCTGTAACAGGACCAATCATATATGATGGTGCATCATTAGCGCTGCGTGTTCTCACGAGAATCTACTATTGGTTTGCCCTACAAAGCAATAAGTATATCGGTGTCTTTCTACAAGGTGGCAACTGCTTAATAAGAAAGTCTGCCCTAGATTTGGTTGGTGGTTACGATCGATCAATAGCCTTCTATGGTGAGGATACGATGACAGCCAAACGACTTGAGCAATCTGGTAAGATTGTATTTGAACCAGGTCTGTTTATCTACTCCTCTCCAAGGAGATTGAAAGACCAGGGCATTATCAGCACTACATGGTTATATCTAACGAATTATTTCTCGGTGACTTTTAAGAACAAATCCACTACAGACGATTACAAGGATTTTAGATGAAGTCATACAAAACCATTTTTGTTTCTGATATACATTTGGGAACAAAGATGAGTCAGGCAGACCAGCTGCTTGAGTTCCTAAAGACAGTTGAAACAGAGAAGATATATTTAGTTGGTGACATTATTGATTGTTGGGCCATGTCGAAGAAAAAGATATGGTCACAATTTCATAGTGACGTAATTCAGAAGCTACTTCGTCGAGCAAGAAAGGGTGTAGAGATTGTCTACATTCCTGGTAATCATGATGAGATGATGCGTGAGTATTGTGACGCAGAGTTTGGTCATATTATGCTCGTTGAGGAGTGCATACATATAGGTGTTGATGGCAAATTATATCTTGTTACTCATGGTGATCAGTTTGACATCGTTATGAGAAATAGCAAGTGGCTAGCACATCTAGGATCTTGGGCGTACGATGTTAGTATTGATTTAAGTCGTGTTGTCAATAAAATTCGTGGGATTCTTAAGTTGCCTCACTGGTCTCTATCGGCGTACTTAAAGTATAGAGTTAAAGAATCTGTAAACTTTATTGGTGACTATGAAGAGACTCTTACTAAGTACGTGAAAGGTAAGAAGCTAGATGGTATTATTTGCGGTCACATTCACCATGCTAATATTCGTGATATTGGCGGCATTAGATATATGAACTGTGGTGATTGGGTAGAGTCATGCACTGCTCTTGTAGAGAACCATGATGGATCATTTGAGATTATCAAATGGAATTTAACTAAAGGATTAATAAAATGAAATTATCAACATTAGTAGTTGCGCTTTTAGCAACCACAGGATTTGCCTACGCTGCAGATCAAGCACCACCTAAGCCTGTTGCAGCGTGTGCTGCAATGGTACCATATGGTATGCCATCATCAAAGCCCAATGAGCCAGTCATCTGCCGTGGTGGTTATATCCTAGAGCATAATAACACAGCTAAGATTCCAGGTTGGGTTGCATGGACACTAACGACTGAACACGCCATCAGCTGTCTTCCACGCGAGGATGCCTTCGCTGCAGATTTGTCGCTTGGTCCTAACTCTGCAAAGCCTACAGATTATGCAGGTTCTGGTTATGACCAGGGTCATCTTGCTAACAACGCGGACATGTCGTATGATGCAACGGTCGCTCGCGAGTCGTTCATCATGTCAAACATGAGCCCCCAGATTCCTGGTGTCAATCGTGGTACATGGAAGAATCTAGAGTCCGCCGAACGAGCCTGGGTATACTCTAATAAAGCTGCATACACTATCTACGCTGGTAATATCTGGAAGCCAACGAGTAAGACGATTGGTGCCGGTAAGGTTGTAGTTCCTGACTTCCTCTTTAAGATCTTGGTAAATAACACCACAAAGCAGTCTATTGCATTTATCATGCCTAATATTCCTGGTACAGATCAGAACTTTACGCTTTATCAAGTGACAGTTGCTGATGTTGAGAAAGCGTCCGGCTATACGTTCCCGGTTCCTGATGCTAAGACAGCTAAGAACAAAGTCCCGCCAGTTGATCTTAAGACGATCACTGCCGATAAGAAGAATAAATGTAAGGCTTAATCATGGGAACCGATTATCTATGTGAACAATGCGATGCAGAGTATCAAGTCATTCATCGCGAGAAAGATCCAGTGTCCTTTTGTCCCTTTTGTGGGTGGCAGAAGGATCCGGATGAAGAATCTGATGAAGATGAAGAGCTCTGGGACGACGAGTAGTGTCCTACGAAAATCCGTGGACCTATGAAGGTAACTTAGTAGATGAAGAATTAGTGTACAATCATGTTGGTTTTGTGTATAATATAACTAACATGACAACAGGTAGATGCTACATTGGTAAGAAGCTTTTTACTAAGGCTAAGACTAGGCAAGTCAAAGGTAAGAAGAAACGAACTAGAGTAGAGTCTGACTGGATGGATTACTACGGTTCGAATAAAGAGTTACAAGCTGATATAGAGCAATTAGGCATCTACAACTTCAAAAGAGAGATACTAAGGCTATGCAAAACCAAGGGCGAGTGCAACTATTGGGAGGCTCGATACCAATTCGATTATCGAGTTCTCGAGTCTAACGACTATTATAATTCGTGGATCATGGTTAGGGTCCACAAAGCACATCTGCCCATGTAGGCCAACTGGTTAGAGTCAGCGGACTTAAAATCCGCACAGTGTCGGTTCGAATCCGACCATGGGCACCAAAATTATAAAGGATGTACTTTCATGAGTAGTATCATTATGCCATCGCGAAGATTATTCCTAGGTGGACTTATAGCAGCACCTGCTGTTATTGCAGCAAATAAGCTTATGTCTGTCAGGTCAATAATCACAGCTGATGATCTTAGTTTAGCTGTTGGTAAATCTGATTGGGTTCTGATTAGTAATAATGGAAACCCAGTTTGGGGTAAGCGAGATATTCTAGAACGATGGTATTATGAAAATGAACCACGATATGTGAATAAACTAGAACCACCAGATTTCAAAACACAAATCTTGAAAGAAGTTCAATTACCAGAACGTACAAATTATAAAAAAATACACGCAGGAACTGAATTGCAGCAAATTTACAACGCAGCAATTGTCAGCCATTAAACGATAAACTCGCGTCGCCAAGTGGTCTAAGGCCAGTCGCTCATAACGGTTTCATCGGGGGTTCGAATCCCTCCGCGAGTACCATTTCAACAAAGGAGTATACTATGGCACATCCTCATAAAAATCGTCCTCGTAAGGGCCGCCGTAAGATTGGTTCTAAGAAGCGCAAGCAGAGGAATAAGAGGAAGAGGTGAAACTCTTTCTAGCGGCCATGGCCATGGTATTCCCACTATCAGCATATTCCGC